AATTAAAAGCACTTAACTGTTGACCTCCCTCAACCATAGGTTTTCCGTTGAAATCAGTTTTTAACATTGTATCAACAAACCCAGCCATTTCAGATTTAGGAGTTTTGTTACCTTTATACTCTCTATCTAGTATACCTTGTAAATCACTTGACTTTCTAACTAAGTTACCACTATTATCTTCTACTCTTTTTCTATTTGCTGAATCTATTCTTTTCTTAGTTAACCTACCCATTTTACCACTATCAAAACCTTTCATGTGGTCCGCTAAGTACGCTGCGGCATTTTGTGGTGAGTTTATATCGTAATCACTATTAAATATACTCATGAAACCAGCTTTGTTACTATATAGTTTTTTCTTGTAAGGACCGTTTTGATCTCTTTGTATAGCGTCTTGTATATAGTTACCATACTCAGCGTGCACCATTATATCTTGCTCGTTCCAAGGTTTCATTGGATCAAACTTAGTGTACTCAGCATTACCAATAATACGCGATATAGCTTCAGCGTGTACAGGTCCAGCATTTTCAGAAGCCCAGTTAGCTAGATTTGTAGAGTAGTTGACAAGCTCAGTATCGTTAAAAGCTAAATTATCAACAGCATGTTTTATTTCATGTGACAACACAGTTCCTTGCGTAAGCTTACCATCAGCAAGATTTTTAGCTGCAGCCGCTTGGTCTGTAACTATATATTTGTTACCAACTATCATACCAAAAGTTTCTCCTGATTTTAACTCAGCAATTAAATCGTTAGCGCTTTCACCTTTTCTAAGCTCACCGTTTTGTTCCATATCTCTAAGCTCTTGCTCAAAGTTACCATCAACAGCTTCAACTACTTTTAAACTTTCTAATCTTTTGTCAGATAAAAAGTCGCTAGCGTTAACGTTTTCACTTTTAAATCTAGAAACTCCTTCAGCTTTAAAACCACCAAATAGTTTACCTAGTCTTTCGTATTCTTTATCATATCTAGCTTCTTGATCTGCTTGTCTTTTCTTTTGCTTGTATTTTTTCTTTGGACCTAAACTAGCTTCAACCATACCAACTAAGCCTGGATCAGCTTTTGCTTCAGCTATTATTTGGTTTTTTAAATCACCTTTTACAACTCTATGTACTTCGACTGCTTTCTGTCTATCAGTCATGTCTTTATAGGCAGGATTGTTTTTTAACAAATTTTTATGGACAGCTTCACCTCTTGTTCCCCAAACTTTGTGACCGTTTTTATAATCGATCTTACCCATTATCTTTTCTTTCTGATCACGAGCTGTTTTTAATCTATTGTCAAACTCTTTTTTGTCTCTACCTTTTAAACTATCAGAGTGCTCTGTTAATTTGTTGTCTATTATAACTTGAGAGTCACCAGGTATAACACCAGCGTCATTATATATATTGTCTAGCACAATACCATTTCTAAGCAAGTCTCTAGTACCATCACCACCTAGCAACATACCACCAACTTCCATATCGTTTTGTAGAACAACAGATTTTTTATACTCCTCTTGTATACCAGTTCTTAACTGCTCTTTCATTATCTCACCATCCGGCGTGTTTGGTAAGGTAGCTATATCCATTTTGTACTTATCTATAATAGCTTTGCTTTTATTAAAAGCATCTCTCTGCTCTTTAGTCTGTACTCTATTCATTATAGCTGTAGAAGCAATACCAGGACCATTCATTCCACCACCGACAATAAGTGAACTAGCCACAACGTCGTCCCAACCTTCAAAATCAAAATCTCTACCTAGTATTAAGCTTTCTGAAGCAGCATCACCAAAGTGAATAGATAATTCTTCAGCGATCTCACCACCGGTTCTTTTTGCAAACTCAAGACCAGAGCTTGCCCAGTATCTAGCATTTTTCTGCGTTATAGCGTTTAGTATATCATCACCAGGTCCTTTTATAAAACCTTTTACAAGTCTATTAGCATTAGGTATTGTACCAGCAACCATTGTAATACCACCTTCAATAACACCACTAACCGTTGCTTGTGCTAGTATCTCATCATCACTCATTTTTCCAATAGCAACTGTCTCTTCTAAATTAGCTTTTTGATTTATATAGTCTTCGTAAGACATAAAATCTTTATTTTCTTCTAGCTCTTTTAGTTTTTCTTCAGCACCAATAGATGCATTTCTTTGTATTGTTAAATCAGCAAACTTAGTAGTACCAGAATTTAAACCAAACATTGTTGATGTTAACGCACTAGCAACTACAGTGCTACCAGTTAAAGCAGATCCAGCACCAGCAGTACCAACGGCAAGCAAAACATTAAAACCTTGTTGTGCACCTGTTTGTTTAGTGTACTTCCACTTTTGACCAGTAGCTACAGCTGTACTATAGTCTAAAGCTACTTCGTATTTTTCAGAACCAGCTTGTCTACTCTTGTGTCTATTTATAGCTTCATCACTACCAAATAATATAGGGAATGTATCTCCAAAACTAGCAACACTATCTTCAAACATGTCTAACATTTGTCTAGTTGTATTACTATCTCTGTTAGCTATTTCTCTTATTTTTTTAGTGTCTTGATCTTGGTTCTCTTTCATCCAAAGATTAAGTCTATCACTTTCAGTGGTTACTGTTTGTTTGTAAGATTGTTTATGTAATTGTTCTTGATCTCTTACTTGGTTTAAGTATGCTTGGTACTCTGCGGCTTTAGGACCAATAGCTTTGTAAATATTATTACCGTTACTATCTTGACTTGTTTCAACTCTAACGCCATCTTCAGCTGCTTTTTGAGCTATTTCTTTTGCAAATCTAAAAGTATTCTGCATACTTTTCTTGTATGTTTCTCCAGCTATTTTAGTATTTTCCTCTATAGTGTTATACTGTTCTTCTAGCTGTTTAGCTTCTTGTTGCGCATCAACTCTAGCGCCATACTTAACTAGAACAGTATTGTTGTCCTCTGATAATCTTTTAGAATATTCCGCGTTCCAAACAACCTCGTTAGCCGCATCATTAACACGCTGCATTGATCTATCAAAAACATCATTGTTTTTAGCTTCATCAAATATTGCTTGACCTTCCGGGCTTAATGAGTTTCTAACTTCATCAGAAAACATTTGGTCAAATCTTTTTGATTGCCAGTTTTCTTCAGGATTATATTCTGTATCACGTATAGGGTTGTTAACAAAAGCTTGTACTTTTTTAAAATCTTCTTCAGACATACCTTGAAAAGCTACTTGCATGTCTCGACCATACTGGTCAGTTTTTGTATAGGCATCTTTAGAAGCGCTCATATCTATTTTTCTACCTAAATCAGTCTGTGCTCTATTTCTAACGTTGACTTGCTCTTTTAAATAATTTTGAGCCTTGTTCATTAACTTACTTTTATCTTCAATAGTAAAATTTTCTCTATTGTTAAAAAAGTCTTCAACACCAGCAACACCAATGTTGCCAGTTAAATCTTCACTAGAAACCCATTTATTATTAGAATCATAACTACCTCTTTGTATTTTGTAACCTTTACCTATAGATTTTTCACTAGTAGGAACTATTCTAATACCTATTTCTTTATAACCTTCGTTTGCTTCTTGAACATCTTTATCGTCAAATCTTCTCTCACCATCTCTAAAACCACCAAACTGACCAAATGAATCAGCGCCAACCAATAAGTTAAAGCCAGGTCCATCTTTTATAAAGGCTTGTTCTTGTTCGTCAGCGCGTTGTTTTATTACTTCTAATTTTGCTATCGATGCAGCACTACCATCTAAATCTATATTATCTCTAAAACCAGGTCCAGATATATTAACTCTATTACCAATTGATCCTGTAGCTTGTACAGTTATACCAGAGTTTGGATATGCTTTGTTAAAACTAGAAATAAAATCATCTTCGTTTTTCTTAGCCCAGGTAACAGGCGCGCCGTTATCCCAGTCATTTTCAGGTGTTAAAGCTGCTAATCTAGTTTTTTCTTCTTCTTTAACTTTTTCTACTTCTAAGTTTTTTTCTTTTTTCTTATTATTTATAACCGCAAGTTGCTCTGCATTGCTTGTCTCTTCAGCTTTGTATTCACCTTGCTTGTTAGCGACATACAGTTTTACAGCACTATTAATTTTATCTAAAGGTACGCTATCGTTTTTCATTTTAGCAATAGCACCAAGTATTTCTTGCTTGTGGTTATCTCTTAAATTCATTTAATATTATTTTATGATGTATACTGTCCAAGTATATCTTCGTCAGATACGTTATATTGTGATTTTTTAAAAGCCGTAGTAAAACCTGCTTTCTTATTGTACTGGTTTTCTAGGTGTTTTGTTATATAACCTTCCATTAAACTCATAGTAGCTTCTTCTTTAAAAAAGTCATTAGACCTATTTGTTAATGCATCTACTATTTTTTCTTTATCTTCTTTAGATATTTTTTCAGCTTCTTGAGGGCTTAACTTACCGTCACCATCAGTGTCATAAGGATTTGGCTTTGTACCCATACCTATACTTTCGTAAGTAATTTTATTTAACTCTGGGGCATCAAACAGATCATCTTTGAAGCTACTACCAGTTCCTAGCACATCATCGTTTATTAATGATACTATATTAGCCGTTTTAAGTATTTTGTTTACTTGCAACTTGTTTGCCTCGTAGTCAAAGCCACCATACTTCTCATCGCCACTAACAGCTATGTCTGCCGCGGCTTGACCCATAACTACATCTCTTAGTTTTTGAACTTGATTTATACTAACAACATCTTCTTTAGCGTCAGCAAGTTTGTTTTCTAATTCTTGTTTAGTATACCACTTACCATTGTACTCCATTGACTGTACCCATTTGCCATCAACATCTTCTATTTTTATAGGTGTGTTTGGATCAAGAACAGCTTTAAATAAATTTTGGTCATCAGCACCTAAGTTTTTTGTAAAGTTAGGCATTTCTTTACCATCAACACTAACAGTATCAAAAGTCTTAGCCACATCTAATCTAAAATCTTTTGTTTGCTCTGTTAAAACCTTTAGCTCTTTCATACGAGTACCATTTTTAGCAACACCATCTTTGTCACCATCAATTTCATATTCATTATTTTGCTCACCAAGCTGCTTAACAACTTTATTAAAGGCATCGTAATGATTATTACCTAATCCACCGCCAGCATCTAAAACGCCATTAGCTAATTCTTGACCATCTTTTTTAGCTTGTGCTATCTCGTTTTTTTCATTTTCTTTTTTGTCAACTATAGCTTTGCCAACCTTTTGAAGACCATCTGCTATACCACCGACAACAGTTTCAGTCTGTGATTTTTCTTTTGCTCTAATTAAATCTGCTTCATTAGCTAGCGCATTACCTTGTAGCATTCTATCTTCAGCAGAAAATTTTATAGGTGTTTTACTCATTTTTATATTATTTTTAATTTGTTCCTCCAAAACCAAATCCATTTGTAACTCCTCCGGTTACATAGTCTGTAACACCACCTATTGCTGCGTTAGTAGCATCAGCCTTTTCTTTTTGTGCTATAGCAGCTTTTGATTGAGCTGTGGCATAGTCTTGCGCATCCATACCGTAGAGAGTACTAATCTTGTTTTTCTCATCTTTTCTCATTTGTACTTCACCTTCAATTTCTTTATCTTGTATTCTAGCCTCTTCACCAAGAGCTAATTTTTGATTAGCAGCTTCTTGCTCGCCAATAGATGAAGCTGATTTTTGAGCAGCTAACGCGCCTTCATTAGCCATAGCTTGAGCTAGACCAGCAATACCAGAACTACCAGCAGATCCTTTTAGATTGTTTAATATATTTGCTTGTGATTGTTGTTGTTTCTGAGAGGCAAACTCAGCTTCTTTTTGGTTTACAGTAAGGTCTTCATAAACATTATCCATGTTCATAAAAGGATTACTAATATCTAAATTAGCAAACTGTTCTTTTCTAGCGTCCATTTCAGCTTTAGCGTTTTTAGCTTCTTCTTCAGCTGCTTTTTTTCTTTTATTAGCTTGAACTCCTTTAAAAATACTATGGCCGACCTTGACAGCTGCTACGCCTGCAAGTATAAAACTCATATCTTATTTATTTTGATTAATGTATTCTTCATATTCTTTAAAATCTTTAGCTACAATCTCTTTTTCTAACCACTCTATGTCTTGGGAGTTTGTAGGGTTTTTATGTATATTAACAAATATACTTTGTTTATTTGCACGTATTACTCTTTTTGTTCCTGGCGTTGCTACAACATAACATGGCGCTATGTAATCTTCTACACTATCCTCTGTAACAACAGATATGTGTCCAGTTAATAAAAACCAGACATGTAAGTGTTTGTGTATTGCTCCAACAACTACAGATCCTACATCCATAGACATTTGTCGTACATATATACCATCTGCGAAAGTATGTTTCAAAGGGAATATCTTTGAGTCATGATGTGTGACGATATTAACCTCATCAGCATTATCAACTAGAGCATTTTGAAAATCTAAGATTTTCTTTCTAGTAGATAACTTAATATCTTTATTCATATTATATTTAATTATACTTAAATAATCACACTTTTTTTGCGTTATTTACTACTTTCAAACGTATCGGTGGCAACACCAAACAACTCTGCATATACAGTTCCACTGTTTTTCATTTTAACTTCGGCAAAATAACCTAGCAAACTACTCAGATTAGCCTTGTTATCTTTAGTGAAAAATATGTAAGCATTTGACGGTGGAACAGAAAGATTGTTCGCTATAGTTATAGAAGATCCTGATATAGCAGTTATAGTTCCTATAGAAACTATGTTTGACTGTGTTGCTACAGAAAAACCACCAGAGCTAGAAGTTGGTGTATAATAAGCAAAGTCTCCTACTTGACAAGATGTGTTTAGCGCTTGGTTAAATGTTAGTGTTACTGGCATATTATGTTAGTGTTAGAAAGTCAGGTTTTAATGTTATGTTTCCGTTAGGTACAGTAGCACTACCTTTTTTACCGTAAGAAGTTATTGCTATAGTACCTACCACAGTTGCTTGTGTACCAGTCTCGTTTACTACAGTAGAAGACTCAGTCCATATGTAGCTATAATCAGATTCTGTTTGTAAAATAGAATGCTGAGGTGCTACACCGGTAGTATTTTGGCTTAAAGTAACAACTTTAGTAGTAGTGTTTACCCCAGCAATAATAGTATTATCAGGTATAAAACCTTTACCAGATCCACTACTAACTCTCATACCAACTTTTACTCCAGTAACTCTAGTTAAAGTAACAGTGTTTGTGCCACTAGCAGTGTCTTGAGCTAGTTTGTAAAGACCACCAGCTCCATCAAACATATCACCTCCAGCATTGACAATTTTTGCTAAACCACCAGATTGACTATTGAAATTAAGCTCTACAGGATATGTTTTTATATTAACAGATGATAGTTGAGTTCCTTCCATAGCGCTAGGTATAGTTGTAGAACCAGTAGTAGTAACAGTTCCACCGTTTGAAGTTTCAGTACCACCTGTAACAGTTATAGTTCCGGTTTGCACTACCACATCAAAAGTTGTTTCATTAACAGCGTCAGGCACATTTGACTGTAAAGTTAAGTTTGTACCAGATCCACTGTTACCAGCTAAAAGTATTATACTATATGTTCCACCAGCATTTGATTCGTTAGAGTCAATAGGTACTGTTATTGTGTCTTGGTGTACTGGCGCTGTAGATAAATCTGCAGAAGTAACTTCAAAACTACCAACATGTGTTGAGTTTGAAAAGTCCCAAGCGTTTGTGCTAAAGTTATACGATCCAGTTAAAGCGGTATTAGCACTATTGTTTTTACCAACTTTTATTCTATAGTGACCAACGCTGTTTGTTGTTACTGGTATAACCTGAGCTCCACCAGCAAAAACTTGGCCAAGATAACCAACAGCTGTAACTCTTGGTCCACTAGCCGGTATAGCTACAGTATTATTAGTAAATCTAATATCATGTAATAATGAATCAAAATCAGCAGGATCACTAATAGCAGGTGGCGTGTAGAATATCTCTACATCAGCAGATTGTATTCTATTTGTAAGACCAGACGTAGTATAGTTATTGTTCGTGATAACCCAAGAGTAACTAGAACTATAAGCAATATTTGAAGGTAGCGGGTTCCAAACAACCTCAACACCATTATTAGAGCCAGATAACGGTTGTAACTCATAGCCACTATCAGCTGTTACAGTATATTTAGCTACTAAAGTTGTAACCCCGTCAGCAACCACACCGGTATGTTTATCTGTGAAAAAGCTTGGGTTTGTACTACCTGTATATCCATTATCAGAAGTTCTAGTTATATTAGTTATAGTTCCTCTTGACACTACTATGTGATCTGGATTACTAGCTCCTTCGCCTGTTGTTGTTGGTTCATCTACAAAACTAACTCTAAACAAACTAGTTCTATTAGGTGCTCCATGTGCTATAGGTGGTATTGCTGATCCATTATAATCAACATCTACATATATATTTTTATTAGCACTAGGCATTGTAAAAGAATTATAATATATTTGCACGTTTATTCTGTTACCTGGATCACCAGCTATACCATTGTTTGTAAATTCAACTTTAGCAACTTCAGCATCAGCATTCCAACCTCCTGCAGCCGTGTAAATATAAGTTGTTGAGTTTCCGCTACCAGAAGTTGTGGCTGTACCACCAGGAACAATAAAGTCAGCGGCGTCTAAATTAAATCCGGAGTATTGTGCAACACCTTGAGAGTTTAAAACATCATTAGTTATTACTGCGTAAATTTGCCCAGCACCTGAAGGAAGACCTTCTGTCATCGTAACCGTAGGGCCATCTAAAAATCTAAAGTCAGTTGAATCAGCAGTTGAGTCCCAATTAGTACCACTAGAAGATTGAGACCTAACAGCTACTGTTGTTATATAGTTGTTCGATGTTGAACCACTACTTGATTTTGAATCATAAACTCCAATACCTTGAACTGAAAATTCTTTTTGATCCATGTTTGATAAAGTAGAAGAAACACCTTTAACTGTAGCAAACCATTTACCTTCTTTATCTTTAAACTCTATGTTTTCAGCTTCTTGTAAGTCAGTAGTCATAGTGTCTAAATACCAACCTTGTTTAGCGTTTAAGTTATAATATTCTTTATCTGTGTAATCAGTACCATTTAATGTTACCGTTTGAAACTGTGTTATTCTTGATTGTGTACCTTCATAGTTTAAAGCGCCAAAGCTTTTTACAGAGCTAGGATTATTATTAAAAATTAAAGTTACGTCAGAATAATGTTGCGTTCCATAAAAATTATTTGCAACAGCGTTTTGGTGATGCTGCCACATGCTACCATGTTTAAATGTATAGTATTCGTTATTTAAACTAACACCAAACTCTAAACCATTAAAATCTTTAAAACTACTCCAACCTTTTGATTTTTCATTCCACGTAACAGTTTTTGTTATAGGTCTTAGTTGGAACTTGTCCATCTTAGTGCAAGTTGTTAAGTTGAACTCATCTTTTTTATCATCATAACTACCTATTACATAAGCTAGATCTTTTAAGTTATCGTTAAAATAATCTTTCATACCTATGTCAGATATAACTTGTATTGAAGCGTTTCCAGTTAGTTTTAATACTTGGCTTCTAGCTTGATCACACCAGTATATAGCATCAGAAGTTACTGTAACAGACTCTGGGTTTGTTGATATACCATACTCACCTTGTATTGGTGTTGCTGATCCTAGCACAACTGTTGACGATAAAACATTTGAACTTCCATCAGCATTAAATAAAGCGTCTTTATTTGTCTGTATACTTAAAATCTTATCTTCACATAAAGCCAAAGTGTTTGTATTTCTAGCTATTATATGCTGTATACTACCGTAACTAGGGTTTAAGTCTTTTGTTATAGCTTCAGCTTGTATAAATTGATTTAAATCATTTACACCACTTATTGAGTTAAATACTCCAGAGTGTATAAACCCACTTGACCTGTGTTCTTCTGAATATCTTTCCGCTAGAACAGTTGATGCTTTAACGCCGTTTGTTATTTGTGATTGGTTATAGTCATCACGTATTCTGTCTGATTCTATACCATTTCCAAATTGAAAACAGTTGGACCAACCTAAAACAAAAGGCATAAAATGAGGCGCTCTCCAAGGTTGTAAACCTAGAGACACTACATTTTTAGGGAAGTTTCCAGTAACAAGATCTACATAGTTATCACCAGCAACATGTTTATTATTTGTATTGTTTATACCTACGTAAAGAATTATTTGCGAACCATCATATCTATCTATGTATATAAAACTATCATGTTCTAAATCATCTGTTAAGCCCATACTACCATCTAAAGTATTATAAACAGTTATTCTAGTTATATCTTCGTTATCAGTTGAGTTTACAGCCATTACTTTATAAACTACATCAGTAGCTGTGTTATCAACAGGTGAAGTTGAAGTTCCTTTATGGAAAACACCACTACCATTTCTAGCTTTAAATGTTGAGCCAATAGGTATGTACAGCTCGTTGTTTTCAGCTGTAATCTTTAATGGCATTGCCATAGAGGCTTCGTAATATATATCTAGCCCAACATCTTCTTTTGGTTCTGTTTCCCAAACAGCTGGGTTTTCAGTAGCTAACTCAGATCCGCCAGACTCGCTTATAAAATCTTGTTGTAATATATCAAGTGGTGTTGTTGAACTTCCATCATGCTTCATTAGACTTAACACATCAAATGCTGCAGCGTCCATAGGTCCACCGCCATCTAGTCTTTCAAAATTAATATTAAACGCTGTACTCTTAGATTGCACCTCTCCATGAGGACTACTATTTGTAGATGACTTATTATAATTGTAGCTTTGTTGTACTCCACCAGCAGATATAACCCTATAAGCTGTTTGCGTTGTATCATCTCTAAATCTAAATATAGTACCAGGTGTTCTCATTGTTTCATAAAACCTTCTAACCATACCTGCTTGTGTGTTAGATGCTGGTGCGTGGTTGAGTCTCCAAAAAGGAAAACCTAAATACATTTTACTATAACTACTGTAATGTTTTAAAACACCATTACCATCACAATTCATTGAACTACCAATTGCATTAAGATGTGAAGAGTGAACACCGTTAGCCTCGTTGTGATTAACGTGTCCTGAACTTCTCCAGTTATATCTGTACCATTCGATACCGTCCATATATATTTTATCTTGTCCTGCGGAACCTGAGTTAGTAGAAGAGGTAAAAGCATGCCACCACTCTTGAAGTCTATCCTTTGATTTTTTCATACCAAAAGATTCGTCGTTACAAGCTATACAGTTTATACCATTTCCACCGTGAGCATCTTGGTCCCAAGAATAACTTGAGTAAGAGCCAGTTGTTGAAGGGTGAGTAGCAGTACTACCACCTTCGTTAGAACCTTGAGCACCAATAAGAAGTCGTAAAGGAAAAGTGTCTATAAGTGTTAAACTAGCAGTCGCATCTAAGTCAACCATTATAGAGTTTTGTAATAGTAAATCTTTATATAGTTTAACAAAAAATCTACCATCAAACTCTGGTCTATTGTGTATTATATCTTCTCTAAGTTCTATTTGATAGGTTATAGTTCCAGTAAGTAAATTAGACATATCACCATTTTCAAAAGCACTTGCAATTCTAAAACCCATGTTAATGTTTGGTGATGAACCTATTTCTTTAAGACTTACTAACTCTTTCCAATCTGTAGTTGCCATTCCACCTCCTGATGTAGTTCCAATTAACCTAGCATAACCATAGCCACTACTAACTTTAGACCATGTCTGTTCCATAAACTTATCACCAAAAGAATTGTTAAAATTATTTTCGGTAACAAGATAGTTAACCTCAGTGTTTGATGGGGTTGTAGCTATAGCAGCGCTACCATGTGAAACTTTTTTACTTTTAATATAGTCTGGCGCTTCATTTTCTATAGCTAACACTTTGTATCTAGCTTTTTCAGCTACAGGTCTTATATCGTCATGACGTTTTTTAAGAATTAAGTGCGTATCAATATCTACTTTGTTTCTTTCAGATGAAGGAAAAGAAATCCAAACGTTACCATCTTCAGCATCGTACCAACGATCCATAACCATGTTGTAGTATTCGTTAGATGTTTCCTTGATATAATATTTATAGTATGTAGCCCAACTAGGTATTGTTGTACCACCGTAATCTAAAGTTGCTTTTAATCTATTGCTTCTATATGAGTATTTTTTATCTATAGAAAAACTACTACTTTTCTTAGGAGCTTGCACCGGTGTCTCTCTACCAAACTCATCAGAGTAAACAATACCTAACTGATATGTTCTCATTGTTTTTACAGATGGAAAACCTACACCGCCTTCTTGTAAATAGTTTTCTTTATTCTCATGTTTACAAACAACACTTAAATTAATATCACCGTTTATATCGTAACCCTGCTTGTAGTTAGCAAACACCAACCTGTTACCAGTTATAGCTAAAGTAGCGGCTGATTTAGGAACATTATCCCAAGGTCTTAATATTTGATTGCTAGGTACTACAGCGTGTATCATTTCTGATGTTAATACATATTCACCTCTATTAACATTAACAGTTCTGTCTGGCCATTCAGGGTGATCGTTTTCTCTAGTTATAGTTTTTACAGTGTAAACGTTTGGACTAGTTTCTTCTTTGTACAGCAAATCTACAGCTACAACATCGCTAGGGACTAAATCAAACTCATGGAAATAATCTTTTAACTTTATAGACTTAGCTCTATTTGTCATACCTAAGTTAACACCTTTCTTAGCTATAAAATCAAAAGCGCCTGGCATAAAAGCTACGTTAGTCCAAGGAGCAAACGTAGAGTATTCACCGTCAACAAATCGCCATCTATAAGAAAATCTAGGGAATTTAAACTCGAATAAAGCATTTTCTGTTTCTAATCTACCTTGCCAATCACCAGGGGTTGTTTGAACATTTGTAGAAACACTGTCTATTTCAAAGTTATAAGGACCAGTACTACCACCGTTTTGTGGAGCACCACCAGGACCGCTAGTTACTGTAGCTCTTACCAAAGCATCAGTCGACTCTAGCAAATTAGCAGGTTCTGATAAATCATCTGTAAATATAACTACATCACCTTTTCTAAGATCTATTGGCGAAGTAAATACTAATCCATTTACAGAAGTACCAGCTTCGTATGGATCACCAGCTCCACCATTTTCTCTCCAAACTATTTGAGCTGACAACTGTCCAAATGTAGGATTAGGAGTTAAAAGGTTACCGTTACTGTCAGTAGGTACTCTTTCTATAGGAGTGTCTGACATTTCTAATTTTAATGGAGCTTTTGGATATTTTTTAACTACAGTTATATATTGTTTTTCAAGATATACTGGTTCGTAATCATTTTGCCTTAGAGCAACTTCATAACCAGTTGATGGTCTTTCTATAACTAATCTAGTGTGAAAGTCTGGGTTGTTTGTATAACCAGTAGTATTTCTTTTACTTGAATTACTTTGGTTTGAAACGTGAGTTTTTATCTGAGTTACATTATGACCTACAACTCTAGCTGTACCACCAGTACCCAGTAAACATCTTTTTATATTTATTTTCTTTGGCTCGGTGTAGTTGTCAGTCCAAAACAATAAACCATCTATATGATCTATAGAAGTTATTTTATCAAAAGGACTAAACTCTAAAACTCTAGGAGCTCTAAAGCTTATGGCTTGACCTGAGTTAATGTATATAGGTGAAGATAAAAATATCTTCCAAGTTGATGTAGCTTTAACTATATCAGTAACTTGTATGTTATGGTTTTCACCTACGTAGTATGTAGCTCCATTTGCAACTGTTTGTCCAGCTATTGTTTTAGAACTTCCACTAGAGTTTGTAAAAGATCCAACTACTTTCATACCACGTCTTATACCCGTTTTGTTTATAGTTGAAGAGGCGCCAAATGGAACTTCAATATAAGGAGCTCCGGTTTGCATGTTGGCACTTGCATTTTGTTTCACTTTAAATATATCAACAACAACATACTTACTAAGCTTAGTTATAGAATCATATTCTATTATAAAGTCTTTGTATATTAAAGGTTGAAAACCTTGTAAAGCAGGATGCCCTTCACTTGATACAAAGTAATATATTAGGTCAGACTCAGGTAAAACATAAACACCAACACAAGTAGAATAATCAGCAAGAACAATATTAGAAGTTACTTCTGTATTACCTAAAAGCGTCTGCACAGAACCAATATCACTACCATCAGAAGACTGGACTTGTATATTGTTAGCATCACGATATGTTCCATCTTTAACTAAACGCTCGTCGTTGTCTTTATCCATCTTACCGCCAGCGAAGTTTCTTTTATATTCTGCCATGTGTTATTTTAGTGTTTAATCCATTTAGATTTACCTCTTAGTATTTGAGTAATCTCTTCTAATCTTATATTTGATAATCTTATTTTAGCTTTTCTAGTTTCAGCAAACTTTTCTTTTTTCAAAGTTGGCAGCATGCCTTGTGGCGGTTTTGATCTTGCTTGTAAACAACCGTATAGTATATGTTTTATCATTGCTTCTTGAGCAAATTTATGAACAATCATATCTTGTTCAGTGTGTATCTCTGTGTTGTAAGGTGAGCTTGAATGTACACCAGACTGTAGAGTAGCTACTCCATCACTTATATATTTTAAAGTTATAACTCTTCCTGTTAAGTTACCAGAAAAATGTATTCTACCTTTTAAATAATCTATATAAAAAGATCCATGTGCGTGCATGTGTCTAGGTTCTGCTCCAAACCTTTGACCTTCTTGTAAGTCATATATATCGTATTGGTCAGCATCATTTATATTTGGTGTTGCAACTCCAGTCGGTGCGCTTAAAACACCAGTGTTAACTGTGTTACCATGATAATCAAACCAAGTGTTAGAATCACTAGCATGTGTAGCTGCTCCATTGCTATCAAACTCTATAAAATAATCATTGTCCTGTTGATAAGGTGTTGGATTACTAGTTACTATAGCTGGCATTAAAGTTCTTTCTATACCATCATCACCTTTGTAAGTTAATTTAGTATAACCAACAAAATCTATAGGTAAAGCCATTAATAGCGAAGGTGGTATTTCAATCTCTTTAGATTTAACAGATCTAAAAGTATCAAAGCTCAACTCTTGCATTGATCTGTAAGCATGATATGATACATCAGACTTTCTAACACCTTCTAGTATTTGACCCTCTTGACAGTAAGAAGCTAATACATCGTTAATAACATCACCAATTTTCATAAACTGATAATTACCATATTGAGCATCATCACCATTTAGTTGACCTCCATTTTGTCCTTCGTAATATTGTTTCTCTGTTAATGTTATTAAGTTATTCGGCATGTCTTATTATTTTGTTTCGTTACTGTTTTGTGTTTCTTCGTTAGAAGCTATTTGTACTAAACCAGCTTTGTTAAGTGTAATACCAGCTAATTCCAATATCTTTATAACCAAGTTTGTTTCTTCAGATCGATGCATAGTAAAGTTTACTGAGTTAGTGTTGTCGTATAAAGCTTTTTCATTTACAACCACGTAAGCCCATTTAACAGTTGGAGGTACTGTAGCAACAACTTCTACTTTTAAACCAGATGTTAATGGTGTCTTACCTGTGCTTTCCCTATATAAAGAAAAAGTACCGTCTGTATTTTCTGTATAATAATAATTTTCTTGATTGTTAGTGTGCCATCTAGAATTTGTCTTAGCGTCCCACAACTCTTTTAAATGGTCTAAAGAGTAGTAATCTACTATTTGTAATGGAATACTAGAACCTCCTGTACCAGTGTAATACATTCTACCGGTTCTGTATATGCTTGACGCTGTAAGTGCTGGTAAAGTAAAACTACCATTTGTACTGTTATACGTGAGAGCAACATCCGTGCCTTTGTATATACTTATTTTTTCTCTAAGAATATTAACAGTATCAGCAAAGTCTGGTTCTAATGGATTATTTGACCCTGGGTTTTTTTGTTCTTGATCTCCTCTTTTACTAAGGTTTACCATACCAGCTAGGTCGTAGAAATATTGTTCAAATATATCTAGTTGTGCTTGGTTGGCAAACAAGTTAAATTCTTGTGGAGTAATATAACCTCTTTGCTCTTTATTTGCTAAAGCCAATACTCTTTGATAAACTGTATCTATACTTATCTCTTTGTTGTTTGCCATTTATTATTTGTTTAAATAATGTAACCACCCTATATAAGGGTGATTACATAATATTGTTTTACTTTAATTGTTTTTCAACCGAACTTAACACTTCCATGCCTTCGTCAGTTTTAAACCATGATGCTAAAGCAGAATATGGATGCTCGTCAAAAGGAACATTCAATAATTTTCTACTATTAGAAGCCCAAGTAAAAGTTCTTTGATCGTGTGATAGATTAATAATTCCACTTTCAACAGATTTTATACCTATGTTTCTAATGTGAATGTTTTCATCTTTCATTAAATCTAAGAATAACATTGGGTTTTTCTTAGCAAATACAAGTAAATCTCTTTTAAGTTCCTTAGAACTCATCTTAGTAACGCTAGAACCTAATTCTACACGCATAATTGCTTCTGCCATATCTATATCTACAGACCTAGCTGCTATTAAAGCGTCTATTTCAAATTCCATGTTAGCTAATTCATTCTCAGCCCTTACTTGTGGTTGTATTTCGTAATAAAGAGTATCTTTTTTTGGATGGTAAATAGTTAAATACTTTTGTAGTGTTACCTCATTTTTAGGCACGGCTAATATACCGTTTCTAAATATAATATGTCCAACCAATTGATCTCCTTTCATTTCATCTACAAAAACTGTTCTTTGGTTTTTACAATACTTTATCTCTCTTTCGTAACCTTGCTCTTTGTCAAAGAAATACAAACCCCTAGCTTTTATAGTATATGTTAGTGGTGTTCTATTGTCTAACAGTCTATAAACCCTGTCTTTAACTTCCCAACCTCCAACTATTTGTTTTTTTGGTTCTTGTCTTTTTGGTTGTTTTACAACCGGTGGCGCTTCCATTACTGGAGTTTCTACAGGCACCTCTGTTTTTGTTTCTTGTTTTTTTGCCATAATAATATATAATATAAGTTAATAAAAAATAAAAGGACCGAGGCCGAAGCCCCGGTTCTTTTAAAAATAATAATGATTAAGCGTTCATTAATAAGAAGTTATTAGCTCCTTGAACAACTAAACATCTTTCAGATAAGAAGTGCATTTCCATCGCATCTAAATCAGAAGTAGTAGCACCAACCGAACCAGTAGTCCAAGTTTTGTACTTTCTGCTTTCCATGTTAGAAGCTCTGTAACGTACATGTAAGAAAGGTCTTTTTAGGTTTTTACCTAATACCTCATCATAAACAGTAGATACACCAGCTGGGATCATAACACCAGTTATGTTACCAATTGAACCTCTCGTACCTTTGTCGTTTAGATATTTGAAATCAGATTTGTAGAAGTCATAAGAACCTCTTCTGAAACCAGTGAAACCTAAATTTAATGCCATATCTTCAGAGTTGTTAAATACTCCAAAAGAAGTACCACCATTGTAGCCAGCATTTAAAGTAGCTAACCAGTCATCAAAACCTATAGCCACAGTTCTGTTTAAGAACATCATATTCTCTTCAATAGCACCTTGCTCATCTAGCTTTGCTAATAAACCATCAACCTCACCAGTTGTGATTGCATTAGAAAAGTCAGAAGTTACATGTCCTCTATCGTTGATAGCTGCAAATAAACCTTCAGTACCGTCGATTCTACCAGCTGCGCCAGTAATAGTTGATGGTGTCATTGGGTTAGAACCTGCAGTTGAAGTTGATTTCTCAGACTCTAGCATAGCCATTTCTAAGTAATCATTGAAACGAGCTTTAGTATCACCTGAAGCTTTTAAGTACCAGTAGTAACCGTTTTGTCCTTCCTCACCAGAAATTTCAACCCATCCAATTTGAGCTGTATCAGATCCTGAGATCTCATACTTGTCTTTTAGGATAATTGGCTTGTTGTTTCTTTGTTGGAATTGTGGCTTATTAGCACCAACTCTACCTACAGAACCTTTAACATACTCAGATCCAAAGACCATAATAGTTGCTGCATCAGTACCAGTTAATCCAGTTGACATATCAGCCGCACTAGTATCATAAGCGAAAGCTGTGATTACACCGTTAGCTGCAACTGCGTTTACGAAAAACTTCTTAACAGTTGTAGTTTTTCTAACTAAAAGCATATCACCAGCTCTTACACCGTGATTGTTACCAACCGCACCACCGTCTACATCTGTTGCGTTAGTCATTGTGATTGTTACATCACCATCAACTCCAGTTGCTACATTAGCAACTGTACACGCTAAATACGTAAGGTGTAGTCTACCTTGCTCTGACCAAATTACTTGGTCTGAAGCCATAGCTTCTTCTGCACCTACTTTTGATAAGAAACCTGAAATAGTTCTGTTACCGAATATCTCAGCTTCTTTTTCGATTAAATCTGGCAAATATTGTTGAGCCCAACCTTTCTCAGCTGCGCTTGTAAAATCAATATAGTTTGTTGCCAGTGTTTGTTTAATAGGAGCTGGTGTCATTTTACCAGTCCCTTGAAATGTTACTGCCATTTTAAAATTGTTTTTAAATTAATAATTAGTTTCGTGTTTTAATTCGCAATTTCATATCATCTGAACTATCGCCTAACACTCTAACAGTAATTCCATCTTTAGTAGTCGAATGTGACGACCTAGATGTATTTATGTTTTTTGCATCAGCAACCGAAGCTTTAACAGCGTCAGCTTTTCCCTGCTCATAAAAATGATTTGCAATTGCATCAGGATTCATTGCTGTAAATAAACCTTTGTGATAACCTTCAGCATTTTCCATTAATCCATCTTTATTCAAAAACTTTTCGATAAAGTTATTAATGTCTTTTTGCTGTGTCTTCACTTGATCTGTATTACTAACATTGTACGTAACCTGCTTGTCACCAACTTTAAATTCAAAACCTTTGAAATCGTTGTTAAAAACCTTATCGGTTTTATTTAAGAATGTATCAGATTGTTTCTGTATAATTCCAGCGCTCTCTTCCTGTTCAGCGTTGTAACTATTATAAAAATCTACAGCTTGCTGTTGCTCTTCACTGAGAGTGGTGCCAGCTTTGATTTCCTCATAGTATTTAGACTTTTGCCCGTCTAAGTAGGCTTTGGCCTCAGCAACTTGCTCTTTTAAGGCTATTTTTTTCTTTTTTATTTCTCTTTCATCAGCATTTTCTTCGTCATAAGAGTAAGTATCTTCTAATAAAAAGTTTATTTCATCATCATTAAGATGAGGTTTAGTTTTTTTATAGTAATCATGTAATACTTCTGAGTCGTCTAAATCATTAATATCAGTATTTAGTTTTACATAATCTTCTAGAGTTCCACCAGTATCTTTCATAAACTCTTGTAGTTTAACAAGATCATTTGGTAAATCTAATTCTTGTACAACTTCTTCCTGTGCTTCAACTTCCTGTTGTACTTCTTCTTGTTCTTCTGGGGCATTGGCATCTTCATCGACTCCAACCACTCCCTCGTTGTCAGTGTTATCTTCTGCAACTTCTGTTGTTTCTGTGGTTTCATTTTCTATTGGGTTTTCTACTGGTATTGATAAATCTACTTTATAATCACCGTCTTCGTTTATAGAGACTGGTGTTGGCGTCTCTTCTTGTGGTGTAGTTTCCTCAACTACTTCTTTGTTTTCTTCCATAATATAATATTAAATAATTAGTTAAACATCCATATCCAAACCTTGGCCCATCACATCATTTCCTGATGATTCAAACTTTGGATTTTTCTTTTCTTCTCTTTTGTCTTTACGATCTTCTTGCTCTGTTTTAGAAGTCATCTCCATACGTTTAAGTTTAGTGTTAATCTCAAACTCATGATCCATTAACTCTTTCTTTAGTTGAGCTTCTTTCTTCATGTACTCCATTTGCAACTTGTTCTTTTCAGTTTCTAATAATATTTGATTATCAGTTTTACCTTTTTCTTCTTGCATTTTACCTTGAGTAGCTGCTTGAGCTGACTGTACATTAGACTGTGTCTGTGCTTCTTGTTGTGCTTGTTGTAGTTTTTGATCTTTGTCTTCTTTCTTTTTTCTACGTAGCTTAAGTAATTGGTTAGCCATTTTTAAGTTTCTAACTTCACGTAAATCTATAGCATCAGCTAGTTCTATAAGCTTTTGTTGTAAAGCCATTTGTATGTTATTTTCTAACACTTGCTTTTCTTCTTCATCTGGTTGTAGCTCAATAAATATACCAAAGTCATATAAGTGTAACTCTTTCATTTCACTTAACGTAGCTACGTTGTGAGAACCTATAGCTTGTATAAAAGCTTCTTTTGTAGGTGAGTATTCTATAATATCAGATATTCTTAATGATATTTGTTCTGCAGCTTCTACTGTTAAAAACAAACTAGCATCTAATATATGTCTTGTAGCTACATTTGAGTTTGCCGCTGCTAACTTTTGTATACCTACTAGTGATCTAGAATCTGGTGTTGAAGCGTCTCTAGCTTCGTTAAGACCAGTTACATCTCTAATCATCTGTAGATAATAGTTATAGTTACCTATAAGAGCGTTTAATTTACCACCTGCTCCAGCTCCATTTGAAATTTCTTGAACTGGTATTTTAGCTGCGTTTTGATCACCATCACCAGTATAAGATCTACCGATTACAGAACCTGTTTGAAAGAACATGTTTAAAGCTTCTTGTGGGTTATAGTTTGTACCATTACCTAAATCAACTTCTGCCAAACCATCAATATCTAAATAAACACCGTCAGGTACCATACGTGACAATACTTGTTGTATTTTTAAATGTGTAAGCTGTATCATGTCAGCAAAACCAGTTATTCTACTAACAATAGATTCTATTCTTCCTTTATACATTTTAGGAGCTACTAACGAATAATTCATTTTAACCTTGTTAAAATTACTTTTATCTCTCATCATGTTGTCAGCTTTTTGCCATTTCAACATAATATCAGTTCCTAATATTTTAGCTCCTTCAAATAAAACTTCTTGTGCTTTTTCTAATCTTATAAAATCAACTTGCTTTTCTACTGGCGGATTAAATCTATCTGTTTTAGGTATTGCTTTTTCTCCACCACTAGCAGTTTTCTTTATTTTGTAAACATTATTCATATATGTTTTATAATTAAAATATAAAACAGATATTTTATTTCTATCTTTAGAGTGTTGATTGACCCTGTTGTGAGATAAACCGTTGTATCTTTTATCTATTCTTTCTAAATCTCCAGATGTTAACTGTGGAAACTCTTTTACTAATTCATTTACAGGTATGTACTTTACTTCACCTATATAGTATATGTCTTCAAAATAAGGCGAGTCACTATGAGAATAAACTAAATCTGCTGGATCTACATATTGCACTCTAGCACCTTCGCTCCAATCAAATGTTGTTTTAACAGCTCCCATACCTAACACTGTTAAATCTTCTAAACATCTTCTTCTAATTAAATCGTATTTACTACCTTGCATTAAAACATTTACAGCTTGCTCGTTTGCAAGTTCAACCTCTTGCTTGTACGTTAACTGCATGTGCAATCTTAATTCTTCCATTGTTTCTGGAAGTTGCTCTGGATCGTTTTTATAAAGATTCATGTTAAAATCTTTCTTTGCTTGATCGTTGAACTCTCTGTTACGCATGTCTTTCAACATACTATCCATGTACTCAGTTCTTTTAGCAACACCGTACTGATCTTGTGAGTATGCTTTTATATCAAAACTTCTACCAGCCATACCGTTTACAACTATATCAACAAACTTAGGTATAATTGGCACTGGCGTCCAATCTAAATTAAGATAAGACAAATCTCCATTAATGGACAACTCGTCTTTGTATTTTTGTATTGATTGTTCACCCCTCGCGTATAACCTAAGATTATGAAACTTTCTTTGAGTCATAGAATATCTATTGGATTGAGGACCATCGAACCATTCTAGTTCGATAGCTCTAGCCACTTTTAACCCGTATTCGTTACTAACTTTTTCTAAGTCACTAACAACTTGAGAAGGAAATTCTTTATGTAGAGAATCTGCCATGTTATTGTTTAATTATTTTTGAATTGTTTCCTTTGTTACTATATTTAGCAATGTTTATATTTATTGGTGCTTTTTGAATACTTTGATTTGGTCTATACAAATGTCTATTACAAGCCATTATAGCTAAGCCAGAACTTATAGTTGCATCATATTTAGTTCTTTTGTTTATGTCAAAACCAGCCCAATCGTTAAGTGTTCTATTAAAATACATATTACCGTAACCATCTTTTGTTTGACCAACCTTTTCCTGTATATACATTTCAATTGCAGCGGCGTGTGCTTGCTTTATATCTTCACTTGAATTTGGTATACCACCTATTTCTTTTTCAGTTGTAGATAATTTATTCCATAATTTATCTGGTCTGTTCATACTAAAACCTCTGTAACCACGTCTTCTTAAATGATATAGTAGTCTTGGTTTATTGTTCTCTGCAAGCATAGGCATACCATAAAATATCAAAGCCATCAATACGTCTTCAAAGAATATTTCAGCTGTTTGTGGTCTAGCTATGTATTCTAAGAAAAACTGTGTTGGTGGAGCATCTTCCATACTAAACTTAGTTAAACCGTGTAAAGCACCTTTAGAACCTTTACCATCTACAGTTCCTGATATATCGTAACTATCACAACCAAAAGCACCCATATGTTCGTTGCCTGGGTATCGTACACCGTTTTTAACTATAACATTATTTTGCAAGTTTACCGGCGGTACCCAAGTAACTCTAAACCTTCCTTTTTGATCTGGATAAAACATTACTCTTGAATCTTTAATACCGTTTATCCATTGAAAATTACCTTGTGTTAATCCTAAGTTTCTACCTAGTTCTTCGTTGTAATCTATTTGTTCGTATAATTTAACTAGGTTAAATATACTATTACTAGCTTCATCTCTAAACGCATGCTCAGTAGTTCTTGGAAATTGTCTGTAAAACTCGTTTAAAGCGTCTTGATCATTTTTTAAACCATCAGCTTCGTTTTGCCAGTTTTCTACAACACCTACATCTATTAACTCTCCTTGGGGATCGAGTACATCATTATCTGGCGTATCAAAAACAGGACGTCCGTATTCGTCAATAAATCCTTCGTAGTTCCATTCCATTGGGATAAAGAGAGAATATAAACCAGACTTTGTTTGTCCATTCCTGTTTCTTTGAGTAACGTCTGATGCATTGTATAGTTTTTTAAAATTACTACCACCTTTATCTAAAGCATTTGATGTTGATCCCATCATACACTTACCTATAATTCTACTACCTAATCTTAAACATGTTTTTGTAACACGCCAGTTATTTAATATATTATCAGGTCTTTCCCACTTACCACTTTCATCATGTACTAAAAGCTTTAATTTCTCACCGTCATAGCTATTGTCACCTGTATTTTTCCAATCAATAGTAGTATCAAGTCCAGCCAAGTCTTCCTGCTTTTCGTTAGCAGTGATTTTTTTACGTGTGAACTTACTTGCAGGAACCCTATAAGCAAGCTCAGACTTAGGTCTGTCCATACCGTCTTGAATCGGTTTAAAAAAGAACGGATAATTAACCGATATTGGAACGACTTTGTCTGTAAACATTTTTTTAGCATCTGCACCTGTTTTAGATAATATACCAAATCTTGCATCACTTGATATTGTAGCTTGGTTAACTGTTTCAGCTGATGACATAAAAGAAAAACCAGATCGTCTATTTTTAAGGTAGCACATACCATAACATCTTTTATCTGCTTTACAAGCTTCCCAGAATATATAAAATAATCTGTTTGCCTCTCTAAAGTCTGGTGCGCCTACATCTATTTTACTCCATTGCAAGTACATGTAATGTGTACCAGTTATGTATGTTGACTCTTTACCGTTTTTAAACCAAAAACCTTGCTCTCTTCTAGCAAATTCTCCATCTATATAATCAAACCACTGTTCTTTTTGATCTTCAGGATATGACCTCCAGTCGAATATATTTTTTAACCTAGATAATTGTTTAGGATATTCTATTTGTTGCCACTTGCTTTTGGCATGCACGTACACCTTTTTAGGTTGCAAAGGTAAAGCGATTTGCAAACCTTGTATTTCATAGATCTCACCAATAGTACCATCTTTTGATATAACGACAATATCGTGTTCTTTATTGTATCCATATTTCCATTTTTTAGTTCTATTAAGTCTACTAATAGTAGTTTTTTTTACTGGCTCAACTACTTTATATAACTCTTGCTCGTAACTCATCTTGATCTACCCTCTGCAAAACCTTTAAATATTTTTGCTTTTGCTTCTTCGGGTGCTTTTCCCTCGAGTAAGTTTTCTTCTTCTTCGATTCTATTAAGTATTTCAAACGCGTCAAATATAGCTAGTTTTTTAGTAGCTGCGGCATTTTTTAATCTATCAGCTGATATATCGTCATCACTATCTACAATATCTTCTTTAGCAACTTTTATTAGTTCTTCAACCGCTCTATGCCCAGCTTGGATTATACGTTTTTTCGTTTCCTTGATATTCATATTTAATTGTAATTTGATTTAAGTTGACTTTATAAAGTCTTTGCCCATCTATAACAAACTCATATCTAGCTCCAACATGTACAAAACCTAGTATGTCGCCTTTTTTATAAGTTTTATTTCCGTATACAACTTGACCAATAAACTTTTCTTTTTCTATAGAAAAATTATCATCTTCTTTTAACGGTTGTAAAAATATATAACCATCTAATGGTTGCCAAGTATCTTTACGTTTAACAGCATATATTTGCTCAGAGTATATATTATATCTATTCTCACTTATAAAGCTGCTACTGTTCTTCTCTACGCCTCTCTGGTTGTGCCATCGTCTAAACACATTGTGGTGTACTATTATTTCGTCACCATTTTTTATACCAGTGTGATTGTTTAATATTGGCGCAGATATAACACGTGCTTTTCTATTTATATATTTGTGATTGAATATATCAGTGTTTAACACTAATTCTTTTTCACCTAATTTTTTTACGTTGTTATATCTACTTCCAATAGGTTCTATTATAAAACCAAATATGCTTTTCATTAGTATTGTAAATTATACTCTACTGATATAGCCATATTTTTATTAAAATCTTTCCAAGGTATTACTTCTTTGGATTTTCTTATATAAACAGAAAACTTATCAGTTTCTTCTATAATATCGCAAATAGTATGACCACCGTACACTTCTTGCCCGACAGCATAATGCATAGCATCATTCTTGTAGTCTTTACCTATAGAAATTTTACGAATTAACTTGCTCATCTGTGTGATATGTTATTTTACCGTCTCTAACGTCAACATCAGCTTTACCGTAAACTTTCTCAAGCTCTCCTTGTAATTCACCTACTTGACCTTGAACTGCTTCCAAAGCTTTTAAAGCACCATACTTTTGTTGCTCTAACTGTCCAATCTCTCTTTGTATCATGTTAATTTTACCTACTAATTCTCGTAAACCTTTTAATTCTTCTTCTGTAATATTTGTTGGTTTAAGGCTTTTTGCCTTAGCTGTTTTTCTTTTTGCCATTTTTTTTAATTTTAGTTAATTTAATTTAGTTTCTTATACTTATAATATCACATAAAATAGTGAATAATTACACTAGTCATCTATTTCAGATATATAACCTCCTTCCTCAAGTTCTTCTACCTCTATACCTGTTCCGTCACCAACCCAATCACTATGGTTTGTAAATGTATAACTAGAGCATGTGTTTATGTCATTAAACTTACGAATGCGATCGTTAATTAAGTCTGTTGTAGCTACTAATCTTTCTGTACGATCCATACTTTTGTGCATAAAATGTACATTGTCTTTCTCTATTGTTTCAAATACTTCTTCTGATAATATGTAATAATTCATGTTATTTATTTACTATTGCTGAGTTACCATCTATTGTAAAGTTATCATTTGATCTTGTAGCGTTACCATTACCTTCCCACTGCCAATAACCTATTAAGTTTGATTGAGCACTATGTGTTGTTGCATCCATTACTGTACCACTGTTGTATAGTGATGTAACTTCACTAGCACTTAACTCCTTGTTCCATATAGTTAAATCATTATAAAGTGTTGGCGAGCTATTACCAGTTTTTCCTTCACCGTTTGAAATACCATTAGAACCAACACTCCAAGTTCTGTTATTAGTGCTACTCATCGCACCATTAACATTGTTGTTTGTTTGTATTGGCGCTGC